CGCCGGCGGTGACTCTCGACGGCACGAATGATTTTTCTGTGTCGTCTGATCGCACGGGGCTTGCCGGAAACGTGCCTTGGTCTGTGGCGTTCTGGTTATACAGCAGCGGTACAGGCGGCACGGTGATCTACTCCGGCGGTGGATCATCGGCTGGGCTCGGCATTCTCGTTCGATTGGGCACCTCGGGAGGCCTGTCCTATTCCGGCGGAACAACGAATTGCACAATCGCCAATGCGTTCGATTTAGGGAAATGGACGCATGGCGTGTTTGTTTACCCAGGAACCGTCATCCGCGAAACGATCTATTACAAGAACGGGGTGCGCCTCGGAACCGTCTCCGAAAGCCCGGCGAATGCTGCAAACGTGGCGGCGAACTACTCGCGACAGTCTGTGTGGCTTGGATCGCTTTCCGGTACAGGTCAATTCCTCAACGGTTCGCTCGACGACGTGCGCCTCTACAACCGCGCCCTCACGCCCTCCGAAATCCGCCTGCTTGCCTCCCGTCGCGGGATCGGGCTCCAGCCGCTGCCGGATCGTGCGGCGGGGCTGCCGCGGAAGCTCTCGGTGAATGTGGGCGGTGATTGGCGGCCCGCAGATGCTTACGTCAACGTGGCCGGGGCGTGGAAGCTCGCCCAGGCCAGCGTCAACGCCGGCGGAACGTGGAAGTGATCCATGCCAGCCAAGCTACCCCGATGGCAGCCGAACAGGCCGAAGCGAGTATCGACACGAGAGCAGCGGCACTACCTCACGCCTGAATGGCGTGCCAGACGGGCGAGAATCCTGATCCGAGACGCCAACGTCTGCACCGATTGCGGCCTGGTCGTCAGCGGATCGGAAGCCAACGTCGACCACATCATCCCGCTCGATGACGGCGGGGGAGACAACGACTGCAACTTGCAGACCCTGTGCAGGTCTTGCCACTCGAGGAAGACCATCGCAGAGCAGAGGAGGAAAGGGCGGCTGTGATACACGTCGTGACCGGCCACATCTGTTCCGGCAAATCCACGTGGGTGATGCAGCAGGCAAAGGCAGGCGACGTTGTCATCGACTTCGACCGGATGGCGATGGCAATGTCTGCGGAAGGAACGCGGTCGCATGACTACAGCGAGGCAGTGCGAGACGTGGTCTGTGTTGCCCGATGGGCGGCGATCGATGAGGCCAGCAGGCGGCACAGGCTCGGACAGGTCGACGACGTGTGGATCGTTCACGCCTACCCATCCGCCAAAGACCTGCGGCGCTACTCGATGCTCGGCGCGGCGGTGAAGGTCATGACGGCACCGGATGACGTGCTGATCGCCAGGGCGAAGGCGGAGCGGCCCCTACGGATGCAGCAGTCGCTGGCAGACGCCATGCAGACCGGGGTGGGGTCAGTCGCAGGATCCAAAATCGTCAGGTAGTCACATGGCCACCACGCGCGAATTTCTGTCGGGTTTTGACCTAAGTGAGGTGCCACATGGGCCGGCGGGGACCGATTCCGAAGCGTGATTCACAGCGATCCGCTGACGGCAGGAACACTTTGCACCGCAAGACGGCATCGCCGGCCCCGGAAGGCGTCGACCCGCCTGCGACCGTCCAAGGCGATTCTGCGGCGCTTGAGTTTTGGAACCGGCACGCCGACGCCCTGGTCGAGGCCCGCCGGCTGCGGCCGGAGCAGGCGGAGGTGTTCGGAATGCTCTGCCATTTCCACAGCGACATCCTCGTCCTCATGGCAACGGTGCAGGCCGGCGGTGCGGTGATCGACACGCAGAAGGGGCCGGTGCCGCACCCGGCGACGAAGCTCCTGCGGGATGCCCGTCGGGACTTCGTTTCACTCGCCAGGGATTTCGGCCTGACCGCGGCGAGCGAGTCGAGGCTGCCACAGGAGCCGACCGATGGCCAAGAAGACAGCGACGAAGCCGATCTCCGTTCCTTCACTGGATGACGGCAGCGACCGCCCGGAGTGGTGCGACGGCTTCGTGTGGGACAAGACGGCCGCCGACCGGCCGGTCCAGTTCATCGAGAAGTTCTGCCGGGCACCCTCGCAGGACGGCGGGCCAGCCAAGCCGATGCGGCTGATCGAATGGCAGCGGGAGCGAGTCATCCGGCCGATCTTCGGGTGGAAGCGGCCAGACGATCGGCTCCGCTACCGGCGGGCCGGCATCTTCTGCCCGAAGAAGTCTGGCAAGTCGTTCCTGATGGCCAGCCTTGCGCAATACATGCTCTGCGCCCACTTCCCGATCTCCGACGTGTACGTCGCCGCCGTCGACCGTCTCCAGGCCCGCGAGATCTACCGCGTCGTGGCGAAGTTCGTGCAGGCCAGCCCGCAGCTCTCCAAGCTCCTCGAGGTGATCGACTCCCGGTCCATCATCCGCAACCGAGAACACAAGAACGTGTTGCGGTGTTTGAGCGCCGACGCCTACCGGAACGAAGGGCTTAACGGCTCCGTGATCGTCGATGAGATTCACGCGCATCGCTCCGACGAGCTGATCTCCGCTCTGACCTACGCGACCCGGGCGACACCCAACGGGCTCGTCCTGGCGATCAGCACTGCCGGTGACGACCGCAACGGGGTCGGCTTCCAGTGGTGGAAGGATTGCGAGCTCGTCATCCGCAGCCCCTCGGCGAATCCGTCGTTCTACGGGCTCATTTACGCGGCCGATCCGGACACGGACGACTTCTCCGACCCGGCCGTCTGGCGGAAGGCCAACCCGTCGATGGGGATCACGTTCCGAGAGGAGGAGTTCCGGGCGGACTACGAAGACGCCAGCACCGACCCGCGGAAGATGGCGAAGTGGCTCCGCTACTCGCTCAACGTCTGGACCGAATCCGACAATCGGTTCTTCCACGGCGACTCGTTCACTCGGCTCCGCGTGCCGGCCCTCGACATCCCGGCCGGTACGCCCTGCTGGTGCGGGCTCGATCTTGCCAGCAACCGGGACATCACGGCGGCGGTGTTCCTGTTTCGCCGGCCCGACGGCGGATTCGATCTGGTGCTGAAGTGCTGGGTGCCGGAGCAGACCGTGGCAGAGGCGGAACGGAAGACCAAGATCCCCTACACGACGTGGATCCGTGACGGCTGGATGAACGTCACCGAGGGCGCGCGGCTTGATCACGAGAAGGTAGCTGCCGACATCGTCGAGTTTTCCAAGCGCTATCCGATCCGCCAGATCGGGGCCGACCCGTGGAACCTGGGCGGCATCGCCACCCTATTTCACAGGGCAGGCATCGAAGTCACAGAAATAGGGCAGGGAATCGGCTATCTGACTGGCCCGACGAAGCTCCTCGAGGGGCTCGTGGCGGACAGGAAGATCGCCTACGACTCGCCGGTCATGGACTTCTTCGCCAACAACGTCTGTGTCCGCCAGGACGCAAACGGAAACATCGCCCCTGACAAGGCGAAGAGCCGCGAGAAGATCGACGGAATCGCTGCCACAGTCAACGCTCTCGCCATCGCAATGACCGCGGAAGCGGAAATGCCGGCCGACTCTTGGAACATCGTCGTCCTATGAGCAAGACCCGCGCCAAGACGACGACGAAGCCGAAGGCACCACGCCGGCGCATCGCCACCGAGACGGTGATGGACGAGCGGGGCATCGAGGCCCTCACGTACGGCTACCACGGGCTCCGATCTTCGGACATCGTCACGCCGGAATCGGCTCGGAACGTCGCGGCGATCTTCGCCTGCTGCCGGTTCATCGCCCAGGCGGTCGCGTGCATGCCGGGGCGGATCATCCGCACCATGCCGGACGGATCGAAGGAGCGCGTCACCGACCTGAGCCCGCGGCCGATCGGAGCCTACCGGGCACTCTGCGAACAGCCCAACGGCTGGATGTCGCTCTTCGACTTCAAGCAGCTCCAAGTGTTTCACGCCTGTCTCTACGGCCGCGCCTACGCCCGGAAGATCGCCGGCGAAGGCGGGCTGGTCACGACTCTCGTGCCGCTGCACCCGAGCCGCATGAAGCGGCCGGTCATGCAGAACGACGGGACGCTGATCTACCCGTACCTCCAGGCCGACGGGAAGACCGAGAACATCCCGCAGTCGGAGATCGTCCACATGAAGTGGATTTCCGATGACGGCATCGAGGGCATGCCGCCCAGCGAGATCTGCGGCAACACGATCGCGCTGGCTCAGGCGCTCGACCGCAGCTCGGTGGCGTTCTGGCGAAACAACGCCCGACCCGACTTGTTCCTCGAGTCGAGCGAACAGATCCCGCCGGAAGCGGTCGACCGGCTCCGGCAGCAGATGAGCGATCTGTACGGCGGCCCCGACAACCGCGGCCGGCCCGCGATGCTGCCGAAGGGCGTGAAGGCCACGCCGATCGCCGGCAACTCCGCCGAGTCGATGCAGATGATCGACCAGATGGATTCGATCGTCGCCAATTGCGCCCGGATCTGGGGGCTCCCGTCCACGCTCCTCGGCGACTACCGGATGGCGAAGTTCTCCAACGTCGAGCAAGAGTTCCTGACGGCTCACGTGTTCTGCCTTCAGCCGTGGGCGCTCCGCTACGAGGGTGCCTACGACCTGTCGATCATGCAGGTGTACCGGAAGGGCTCGCCGCAGGACGGCATCACGCCCGACCGCGTGCATTTCAAGTTGGATCCTCGCGGCCTGCTCCGGGCCGACACGGCCGCCCGCACCGGGCTTTACCAGTCGCTCTTCAACATGGGGGCGATCACGCCCAACGAGATCCGCTCGCTCGAGGACTTCGATCTCCTCGACACGCCGGCGGCCGATCAGACGTACATGCAGCTCGGCTTCTCGACGCTCGACGCCGCGGCCGCCCAGGCCGACGCACTGACGGACACGCAGCCCGACGAGCCGGCCGACACGACCGACACGTCCACCGACGAGGAGGCGACCGATGGAGCCTGAACGCCGCTACCTGCCGATCGCCGACAACGAAGACGCGATCCGTGTGGAGACGCGGGACGACGGGAAGAAGCTCCTCTCCGGCATCTCGCCGCCGTGGGAATCGCTGTCGGTCGATCTCGGCGGCTTCCGCGAGAAGTTCGTGGCGTCGGCGTTCGACAAGATTTTGGGCCGGCACCGGAACGACCCGCGAGGCTCGGTCGACGTGCCGTTCCTCTTCAACCACGATGCGTCGTTCATCACCGGCCGGACGAGTAACGGCCGGCTGACGCTGGAGAAGACCACGAAGGGGCTCGGCTACACGCATGATCCGCTGATGACCACGCAGGGGCGTGATCTCCTGCTGATGGTCGAAGACCGCACGATCTACGGGGCCAGCTTCGCCTTTTCGGTGAGGGCTGAGGGAGAGCAGTGGACCGAAGACGGCAAGGGCGGCGTGCTTCGCACGATCGTCGAGGCCGACGGGCTCTATGACATCAGCGCCGTGACCCGCGCCGCCTACCCCACGGCATCGGTCGGCATGCGGTCACTCGACGCCTGGAAGGCCGCCCGCGGCGTCGTCGCCGCCCGGGCCGAAGGCAATCTCACCGTTTCGCTCGACTTCGACGGCACGTTTACTGCCGCTCCCGGCCTGTGGCGATCATTCATTCAGGATGCCACGGCCCGCGGCACGAAGGTCGTGTGCATCACTCGCCGCGAGGACACCGAAGAGAACCGCTCGCAGCTCCTGACCGCCTTCGGCGACGTGTACGCCGCGCTTGATCGCGTGGTGATGTGCGGGGTCGCCACGCAGAAGCGTGACGCTGCCGCCGCCGCCGGCCTCGAGGTGGACATCTGGATCGACGACAGCCCGGAGAAGATCCCGGCGGCCGGCGGCGATCCGGCCGGCACCCGTTCGGTGAAGGTCTCAACGCTGGCAGGCCAAAAGGCTGCCGCCGCCGCGGCGGCGATGCGTCTCCATGCGAGGTGACATGAACGAACCAGCCGTGTGCCGCCGATGCGGAGCCCGGATGCGTGTCGTCCGGTCCCGAGCATGCGGCGATCAGCAGCATCAGTACCTGACCTGCACGACGTGCGAGGCGAAGCGGTCGCGTGTGGTCGATGCCCGAAGTGTCTGGAGACGCAAGCGATGACACCCGACCAACTGCAATCCGCCGTCCTCGCTCTGATTGCCGGCGCGCGGCTCAAGTCCGCCGGCGGGCTGACCGTCAGCGAGTTCGGCTCGCTCGTCGTCGAGGTGATCCGCCTGGCGGTGGCCGGGCTCGACACGATCAACACGCTCGACGGGGCCGCGAAGAAGTCGTGGGCGTTGGCCTGCGTCGGCACGCTGTTCGACGCGGTCGCCGATAGCTGCGTGCCGTTCGCGGCCAAGCCGATCTGGTGGGTGATCCGTCCGGCCGTTCGCACGCTCGTTCTCTCGGCCGCCGGCGGGGCTCTCGAGCAGATCCTGAAGCTGACCCGCGCCGCCTCCCCGGAGCCCGTCGCATGATCCCGCCGCTCTGGATGCTCGCTGCCGCCGCCGCGGTGGCCTACCTCCTCTGGTCCCGCCCAGCGGTCGCGCCCGCGCTGCCGCAACTGCCGCCCCTCTCGCCCATCGTTCCGCCCGGCATCATGCCGCTGGGGATGCCAGGGGCAGCGGCAGGAGGCGGCGGGCCGCACCCGCTAACGCTCCTGGCGATCCTGGGGGCCGGGGCAATGGTGGCTTTCTCGATTCTGGAAAGCGGAAAACCGGCCCCGGCCCCCGGCCCCGCGCCGGTCGTCGGGCTCGATCTCCGGGGCCGATTCGTCGGCGTCGATGCCGCCGCCGATGCCGCCACGACTGCCGCCTTGCTCGAGGAGTTGGCCTCGCAGATCGAGTGGGACGGATCGCAGACCGAGCCGCGGCTGAAGACCGGGGCTGCCTTCGATGATCTCCGCCGCGTCGCCCGCGAGCTGCGGACGCGGGGCGTGTCGCTCGGGGCTCGGCAACCGGCCGTCCGCGACGAGATCAAGCGATTCCTTGACGCCGAGGCCGGGACCGAGGGCGGGCCGGTCGATGCTGCCAGCCGGGCGAAGTGGGTGAAGGCGTACCGGGCCGTCGCCCAGGCCGCGGCGGAGGCGACCCGATGACCGCAAGGCAACGCACCGTCTGGACATGGTCCGCGATCGGCTTCGTCGTCTTCGCGGCCGTTATCGGCGCGCTGGTCGAGCGGGCCACGCACCGCATCGCCGCCGGGGTGGAAAGTCGGTTCGGCTACACGCCCGACCCGGAAGGGCTCCGTCGCGTGATGGCGGAGTTCGGCCCGCAGGGGCGATTCTCCGCGGCCGGTGCCGAGGCGATCGAGAAGGCCGAGCAACGCGACACCTTCCTCTATCGATCGGCGTACAAGGCTCACCAGGCCGTCTACGGCCAGCCGTGGCTCGTCGGCCGGCAGGGAATCGGCGACTGCGTCTCATGGGGCTGGGGCCACGCCGTGTGGATCGCCCTCTGCTGCGACTGGGAGACGGGCCGTCTCGCCAATCCGCCGCCGATGGTCTGCACGGAGAGCATCTACGGAGGCTCCCGCGTCGAGGCTCGGGGCCGTCCGGGGGACGGGCGGAATCCGGTGGGCGGATACTCCGACGGCTCCTATGGGGCAGCCGCGGCCCGCTGGGTGCGGGACTGGGGCGTGACGTTCCGCCGTGAGGCCGGCGGCCACGATCTCCGCGTCTACTCCCCAGAGACGGCAAAAGCCTGGGGCGCGTTCGGCAACGGCGGCCAGGGGGACGGCGGCAAGTTCGACGAGTTCGCCAAGACACACCCGGCGAAGCACGTTGCCGCGGTCGGCACCTTCTCCGAGGCCGCCGCCGCGATCGAGAGCGGCTACCCGGTGGCCGTCTGCTCCGGGCAGGGATTCGCCAACGTCAGAGACGCCAACGGCTTCGCCGCTGCGTCCGGCTCGTGGGCGCATTGCATGGTGTTCATCGCCGTCCGCTACGCCGCCAACGGCTCGCCGGAAGACGGGCTCCTCTGCCTCAACTCGTGGGGGCCGTCGTGGATCTCGGGACCGTCCTGGCCGGGCGATATGCCGGCGGGATCGTTCTGGGTGAAGCGCTCCGTCGTCGATCGGATGCTCGGCGGGGAGAACACGGACTCCTTCGCCGTCGGCAGCGTTGACGGGCTCGGTCATCGCCCCCTCGACAACGGCGCTTGGCTCCAGCCCGCCGCCGCCCGCCCGCAACCCGCCCGCGTGATTGCTGACACGTTCTCTCTCGCCCCGTGAGGCCAGCATGATCCTCGACCGCAAGATCGTCGCCATCGTCCTCGTCGCCCTGGCCGTCGGCTGGTGGCTCGGCTCCTCGCCGTCGAGCCCGATCAACCCGACGCCGCAGCGGCCGGTGTTGCAGGCCGTCGGCCGGCTGGCCCGGATCGCCGCCCGGCTCGGGCTGTGGGCCGCACTCGCCGCCGAGCCCGCACCGCCGCAGGCCGACAGTCGGCAGCTCGTTCACGCGCCGGCGGTTGATGCCGACGGGCACCGGATCGTTGATCACGGGGAGGGCTGGTGATGACGTTGTACCGCTCGATCCTCGCCTTTCTCGCCAGCCTGTCGGCCGACCCGGCTGAGATCGACCGCGAGCCGCCGCGCGCCGCCGCGGCCGTCGCCGCCGCTTACGCCTCACTGGCCCCCGAGGTGGCACCGACGCCGCCACCGGCACCGGCGAAGTGTGGCTGCGGTGGGAAGTGCTCGGGCGGCATCTATCGACCGGACGGACGCATCGAGATGAAGTGCGAGTCGGGATGCCCATGTGGCTGTCGCAAAAGCGCCGGCCCCGTTCGCTGAGAGGTAACGCCCGCGGGCTGCCCTCGCGCGGGGCCGGCGTCTTGCGCTTCGATAGCACCAC